GTGTTACCGGCGTCTCGCCGGATTTCTCTCCCTTTAGAATACCTCTCGGTGGTGACTGGGCGGGATTGGTACCCTTGTCACTCTTCCTTTTGTTGTTTGTTGTTTTTGTGGGTTAGTTTACATAGAGTACATACAATTTACCCAGATATACGTACACTCACACTTGATGGTTGGGAAACGACTCCCGACGCTAAATAGCGTCCGCCACTACGGCACGTTTATTCCCGTGACTAAGCCATCTATCTAATATACACAAATATGAAAACACATAATAAATACTGGTAACCATAGATCACAGGGGACTATTTAACTCATGGCTTCCGCCTCTCCCGACGTCCCATCGGAAGGTTCATAGGTTTCACGCCACCTATCGACGCGATCATCGAAAGTCTCTTCAAGTCTGTCACACATGTGTGCTAGACCAGACCGCTCCGCGACGATTTTCATCTTCGCTCGATAATCTTCATAAAATTCTCTACCATGATTGAATGCTTCAAGCAACACGGTATCGATGTTCTGCGCACACGCTTGTTCCTCAGTAAGAGGACTCTTTCTGTTGCGCAAGTAACAGTGGAGCATTTTGTGCATGGATCCCGTACTAAGAGCACCTAAATGTCTCTTAAGTTCCGGGATGTACACGGAATTTCGCTTCAGAAATTCATCTTGAGACCGGTCAAGATAATCTGCCAATTCTGACTCCTTGTCTGGCATAGTGTAAATCTGACCATATTGAGCTAAGAACTCTGAAGCTCCCTTAATCGTGAAGTTACAGTTCTTTCCATTTACTGTGCCAATATTATCGTCACCATAGGTGATCAAGTTGACACATGAACGGAAATCTACTGCATCCCTCATGAATGTGGGGTTGGCGTGGAAGAAATAGGCTCGCAGATTCAAACTTCCGCAAATACCATTCAAAATGACTGTGAGAGGATTTCCACTAATGTGGACTCCCAACATCATCTGAAGGACATTGCCATCAAAATTTATAACTGCGAATACAATATCAGACACCATAGCACGCATAATAGCAATATCATCTGCTGAGTAGTTGCACATAGATGCACACTCAATCAGACACGAGAAAGCAGCCATTAATAGTTGCGAACTAAGCTTGGTGTCATATGAACCGTAGTCTCCTCCGAATAAATTCTCCTTCGCATGAATAAACTCTCGAAGCTCTTCCCACTCAGGGCCATGAGCATTAATTCCGACAGCACATTCTGTAGTTAGAGGATTCATTTGGAAAACACGCACAATTGGCAAGAAATACTTTCGAACGTTGTACACTAATGCCATAGTTGATCCGAAAAAGATTCTGCACTTCACCTTAGATAGTACTTCATCCTTCTTACAACCATTGATAATAGGATACGAACGCTTTCCATCACGCCAGCAATTGA